CTCAAGATTTAGGAGGTTAAATGGCACAATTGACAATCAATGGGGTGGCTGTGAAGCCTCCCAAATCTTTTCAGGTCGGTATTCAAGATATCGATGGAGAAACAGGACGTAACGCCAATGGCGATATGGTGCGAGACCGTATTACGACAAAAAGGAAACTAGACTGTGAATGGGGCATGCTGACTCAGGAAGAAATGAGTCAGCTTTTAAATGCCGTGTCAGCAGTCTTTTTTGAGGTTTCTTATCCTGACCCTATTAAAGGTCAGACAACCGGGACTTTTTACGTCGGTGATAGGACAGCCCCAAGCTATACCTTTACTGAGAAGTTTAAACCTTGGTCTGGCGCTAAATTTAATCTGGTAGAGAGGTAAGAAAATGGACGCTTTAACTAGACGACAATTTGACAGAGCCATGTTTGCCAAGGAGAGGACGCTTGCTATTCGTGTTGGTGATTATGCTTCAAGAGATATCAAAGAGGCTAGTTTTGAGTATGGCTATATCAAAGGCGATACATACAAGCCCGGTGGAACGTGTGCTGGTAGCGGTAAGATTACCTTTACCAGTATCATTACCACGTTCAATAAACTGGATATCCTACACCCTGAGATTGGGCTACTGGTTGGGAATGCCTACCAGTGGGTCAAGATGGGAGAATACTTCATCAACGATATTGAGATTGACCGAAATCGCAACACAACCACGCTGGAGCTCATGGACGGTATGTTTAAGCTCAATCATGAGTATGTGACAGACTTGCATTTCCCAGCTGAAGTACGAGAGGTTATTCAGGAAATCTGCCTAAAAACAGGCATTGAGTTAGCGAATGACTATTTCGGAATCAGCGCTATGCGCTACCATGTTGAGCAAGTTCCTGAAGGTAAGAAACTTTCCTTTAGGGATATGCTGAGCGCTATGACTCAGATGATTGGGATGTCTTGTTTCTTTAACAGAGAAGGGAAGATGGAAATCCGTGATTTAACTGAGTCAAATATCACGATCAACGCTGACAGTTACTTCCTACATGGTTTAACCAAGAGTGAGATTGAGTATCAGATAGCTGGTATCACTTGTAAGACAGATAAGAAATCTCTGACTGTCGGTATGAAGACAGGTCGGTCTTTGGAATTGGACAATGTCTTCATGACTCAAAGCGCTTTAAATGACCTGTATTACAAACTGAAAAACCTGACTTACTATCCTTACAATCTCAACTACCAAGGGCATTTACTGCTTGAGGTTGGGCAGTGGGTAACCATTCAGACCAACAAGAAAGAAACATTTAAAGTTCCTGTCTTAAGTCAGAGCTTCACTTTTAAAGGTGGTCTGAGAGGTCGTATCAGTGCAGATAGTAAGGCTGGAAACGATACTCAGTACTCTTACGAGGGTACGATTACCAAGCAGATTAAGCAACAAGATGGCATTGAAGCGAAAATCCAAGCGCAGATTGAAGCAGCAGACGCAGCCTTTGACGCTGAGTTCAAAAAGCGTAAAAAAGAGATAGATGACGGTATCGAACTTGCCAAGGCCAAGGCGGAAGAAGTCAAGCAAGAACTGTCTGACGCTATCAATCAGCGCTTCGACAGCTTTGACAATGGTCCATTGAAAGAAGCCAAGCGCAAGGCTGAAGAAGCATTGAAAAACGCTGGTGCAAGTAGTTTGCTTGCTCAGGAAGCCAAGCAGATTGGGCTGGATTCTGTTGCTAGACTTGAAGCGTTTAAGTCACAGACTACGACCACTCAGACGGCTCTGTCGGCCGACTTGGATGTTCTGAAAAAGACGGTCGCAAGTGAAATCAATCAAGCTTCAGAATATCGCAGAACGACCACAGAGGCCCTTAGTCGAATGACTGGCCAGATGAACGGATTTGCGACCAAATCAGAGGTTAAACAGGACATCGATGGACTTACGCAGACCTTTGCCAAAATGAAGGTCGGTGGTAGAAACTACTATCGAGACTCTGAGAAAGTTCGAACAAGTGCTCGTTTCTTCTCGTTTCCTTTGCATCCATATCTTTCACAAGAAAATGTCGGGGAGACTTGGACTCTATCGTTTGACATAAAAATTAATGAAGGTGGCGAAATTCGCCCGCTACTTTTTTATCACTATCAAAATAACCGCTTCGGTCTGAAAGCTAGTGCAAACATCACTCCAAGCAAAGAATGGCAACGGTTCACGTTCACAGGTCCAGTTATTTTTCCAAATGATGACCCTCGTTATTCGAGGGGAGAAATGGCTTTATACGATTACGGTGGAAATAATAACTATTCGATACGTAGGATAAAATTCGAAAGAGGCACTTTAGCTACCGACTGGAGTCCAGCGATCGAAGACACTGATGGTCTCATCACTGAAGCTAAGGCTACCTTCGAGCGGACAGCTCAGGGCTTGCGAACCGATTTATCAGCTATTCAGGAATATGTCAATAAAGACGGTCAGCGACAGGAAGCATTACAGAGCTATGCTCGTGAGGAAAGCGCAAAACAAGCGACGGCTGTACGTGAACTGGTAACGAAGGACTATGTAGGCAAAGCGACTTATCAGGAAACTGTAAGAGCTATTGAGAACAAGTTTGAAGCTATCACGAATCCACAAAATGGTTCGATCGCTACTCAAATTGCTAACTACAAGAAATCAGTTGATGGTAGATTTGCAGATATCACCTCACTGATTTCTGGTAAAGCCAACCAGACAGACTTCCAACGTGTGAAGGAAACCAGTCAGCTTTACGAGCGGATTTTGGGCAATACTGAAAATGGAATTGCGGATAAGGTTGCTCGTATGGCTATGACCAATCAGCTGTTCCAGGTTGAGGTTGGCAAGGCTTTTGCGGAACATCAGAATTTATTCTTAAATTCAACACTTACTAAAGGATTTTTAGGAAATAATGGAATCATTAACGTAGCGAATGCTACGCAAAAGGAGGTTACATCCGATTTCATTTCAGTGGATCCAAATGAAAAAATTATCTTCCAGCACTGGGTAACTCTTCCTGAGAATGGAATGGCTTGGACCGCTTGGCAATTTTTCGATAAAAACAAAAATCCTATTGATAACCGCAAACCAGGCTTAAATGCTTATAAAACAGCTGTAGGTAAACAACACAACATCAATCAAATCACCATACCAGCGAATGCTTATTTCGTCAGATTCTCAGCTCGTATGTACGATGATGGTTTGATAAAAGTAGAAAAGGGCTCAACTCCATCTGATTACTCAGTAGCACCAAATGATGCTCTTGAAGCTGTGAAAACTGTCCAAAGACAATTAACTGGTTCATGGGCTGTTCAGAACATCAACTCAGCTGGAGATATCATCTCTGGAATTAATCTGGGGGCTAACGGTCACAACCGTATCACTGGTAAGCTGACCCACATCACTGGAGATACCTTGATTGATAAAGCGGTTATCAAGTCTGCTATGATCGACAAGCTGAAAACGGCCAATTTTGAATCTGGTTCGGTCACGACTGAGATATTAGACGCTGAAGCGGTCACGGCCGATAAAGTGAGATTTGATAATGCGTTTATTAGGAAAATGATTACAAATGAAGCTTTTATTGAGCAACTAACTTCTAAACAGATTTTTGCGACAAAAGTCGAGTCAGTCGTTTCTAGCTCAACATTCCTAGAAGCCTATCAAGGCCGAATCGGTGGATTTACTATTGGGCATTTTGACCAAGGAAGAGGCCGCTGGATTTCGGGTGTTAATCAGTTTTCTGTCGGTATGGGTAACGGTGAAGGAGGAAGCTACAATGGCGAAAATACTGCATTTTGGGCGAACTGGGGTTACAATTGGAACTCCCCTGGACCCAATGCCTGGTATGTAACAACATCAGGAAATATGCATTGTCGGAACGGAGCGGCATTCCACGGGAAGGTAGACTTTTCGGATAGATCAACAGTGAGTTTTTATAGTCAACCGTTCTTTTCAAAAGGAGCAGTGATAAATGGTGATTTAAGTGTGTCGGGTCATATTACTTACAATGGTGGTGAGTGGATTTATTCACCTAGATACAAACAATTAAGAAAAGCGACTTCACAAGGAAGCGATTGGCTATATTTAGATATACAAGGTAACAATGGTAGCGACTGGATTCATATGAATAAAGCGATTTCAGATCGTCGTTATAAATCCAATATCCAAGAAAGCCAAGTATCTGGTCTAGATGTTATCAATAATTTAAAAACATACAGTTATCGCAAAAAGTACGATGGTAAAGTTGAAGATATCTCATGTGGTATCATGGCACAAGATGTCCAGAAATATGCCCCTGAAGCCTTTTTCGAAAATCCTGACGGTGCGTACTCGTACCGAACATTTGAATTGGTACCTTACTTAATCAAAGCCATTCAAGAGTTAAATCAAAAAATAGAAAAAATGGAGAAAACAATAGCATGAATAACAACATGGACGCAGTAGTAAATCAGTTAACACTTGATTCACTGACTAAAAAACTAGCAGTCAGTGAGCAAAAATCAGCTAAGAATGAGGCTCTTTATTTGTATGCAGCAAGCGAATTGCACACGATGAAAGAGGTTCTAGAATATGACCCAGCTCTAAAAGAACTATTTGAAGAAACACAAGCTAAAATGAAAGGAACTAACTAATGAATTACGAAGTAGCAATTAAACCTTATTTGAAAGGTACAGAAAATGTAACAGTAGTCGCAATCAAGATGGAAAACAACGGACGCTATTCTTACGAGCAAGTAGAATTGCACGGTGACCATACGCAGGATAATGAAGCGACCTTGGTTCAAGCAGTGCTAGACCATATCCGCACAGAGCTTGATCCAACAAGCGCCATCGTACAAGCACAAGCTAAACTTCAAGAAGCAGAACAGAAATGGGCTGAGACAGAGGCTAAACAGACCGCAACAGATGAAGAAGTTAAGCATAACAAAGCTGAAACAGACCGTTATGGAAAAATCATCCATGCGGTCGTTTTAAATGCGGTAGCAGGAAAGACAATCGCTTATGGAACTAACTACAAGGAGTTGGTTGAACTCATTCCACTTGCTGAAGTTGGCAAACGTTACATGGCACATGACTTGATTACTATTGAAGACCCAGCTCATGTTGAAGTTGACGGAGAAGGCAAGCGTATCTTGATTCAGTTGAACAAGGAATTTACTTACAACGGTGAACCTGTCAGTGACTTTGCCCGAAATGGTCGTCTTGAAATGGACGGAACAGGCGCAGCATGGAAGTACGAACCTAAAGAATAGGAGGTGTGTATGCAAATTGAATTTTTCAATTTTTTCCGAAGTGTCGTCCAGACTGAAGATGGTCTGGTCTTGTACGCTCTGGCATTGATTGTCTCAATGGAAATCATTGATTTTGTAACAGGGACAATTGCTGCTATCGCAAATCCTGACATCGAGTATAAGAGCAAAATCGGTATTAATGGACTCCTTCGCAAAATTCTAGGGGTCCTTTTACTGATGATCCTCATCCCGATGTCTGTACTCTTACCTGAGAAGACAGGCTTCGCATTCTTGTACTCGATCTATCTCGGGTACATCGCATTTACTTTTCAATCACTCATTGAGAATTATCGCAAATTAAAAGGAAATGTCACTCTTTTTCAACCAATCTTGAAAGCATTCCAACGATTGCTTGAGAACGATGATGACAAAAATAAAGGAGAATAATAAATGCAACAAATTAGTGAAATTATCGCAAACGGAGCCGTAAGCATTGCAATTATTTTGCTTGCTATCGCAGTTAAAGCGTTCAAGGAGTACCTCATCAAAGAGGGCGGGGAAAGAGCGGTAAAAATCGCTGAAATCTTAGCTAAAAATGCGGTTCATGCCGTGGAGCAGGTCGCAGCTGAAACAGGCTACAAAGGTGATGAAAAGCTAGAGCAAGCTCGTGATAAAGTCCGAGCTGAACTTACAAAATACAACATCAGCATGACTGATAAGGATCTAGACACCTTTGTAGAGTCAGCTGTGAAGCAGATGAATGACGCTTGGAGAGGACAAGATTAATGGATATCGATACAAGCAGACTACGTACGGACTTGCCACAGGTTGGGGTGCAGCCTTATCGACAAGTACACGCCCACTCAACAGGCAACCGAAACTCAACCGCTCAGAATGAGGCTGACTATCACTGGAGAAAGGACCCAGAACTTGGGTTCTTTTCTCATATCGTTGGAAATGGCCGTGTTATGCAGGTAGGTCCTGTAAACAAGGGAATGTGGGACGTTGGTGGCGGTTGGAATGCTGAGACTTATGCAGCGATTGAATTGATTGAAAGCCATTCAACTGAAGAAGAGTTCATGACAGATTACCGTCTGTATATCGAATTGTTACGCAATCTAGCTGATGAAGCAGGATTGCCGAAAACACTTGATACAGACGACCTAGCAGGTATCAAGACGCACGAATACTGTACGAATAACCAGCCTAACAACAACTCAGACCACGTTGACCCGTATCCTTATCTTGCGAAATGGGGCGTTAGCCGTGAACAGTTTAAGCGAGATATTGAGAACGGCCTAGGCGCCGAAACAGGCTGGCAGAAGAATGATACAGGCTATTGGTACGTACACTCAGACGGGTCTTATCCAAAAGACAAGTTTGAGAAAATCAACGGAACCTGGTATTACTTCGACGGTTCAGGCTACATGCTTGCAGACCGCTGGAAGAAACACTCAGACGGCAACTGGTACTGGTTCGACAACTCAGGAGAAATGGCCACAGGCTGGAAGAAAATCGCTGACAAGTGGTACTATTTCGACGTAGAAGGTGCTATGAAGACGGGCTGGGTCAAGTACAAAGATACTTGGTACTACCTTGATAGTAAGGGCGGAAACATGGTATCTAATGAATTCGTCAGAGCAGGTCAAGGCTGGTACTACATCAAGGCAGACGGAACAATGGCAGATAAGCCAGAGTTCACAGTTGAGCCAGATGGCTTGATTACAGTTAAATAAATAGAAAGGAAACTTTCTAAAATGTTCTTTCACCGCAGGCTTAGGCTTGCGGTTTTTTTGTTGCTTTAAAAGGTTGGATTTAAAATCCAAGAAATGTAAATCGAATAAACGCATTTTAAATTCGTAAAATCATCTGCTTGGAGGAGTAGTGGTTTTGTTAAAAATAAAAACAGTGAAATGGCTCACTGATTCTTTTGTAAACTATTAGAAATAAACTGACACTTTCTCAACTATACGGGCAAATATGAGTATGAAAATGAA